GCTACGCTAATTAAAATTGTGACCTAAAAACCTTTGGATTGCTCCGCAGGAAAAAATTCAGTCATAAATTTCAAATACGGCGCAGTCCAGGAACTATAGTTCCCCCATTCGGCCACAGAATGGTAGATTGATCTTGACGGCTAGCTCAATCTTTAAAAGCTATATTTTCTGTAACGGGGTGTCTATCCCCGTGAGCCTCTGCTTAAGCAGGCGGACTCGCTTCATAGTACATACGAGGCAATCCAGTAAAGAAGTACGTCTGGAAATCCTCGCCTGCAGCAACATATACATCATATCCTGATGTACTAGTAGTCGAACCATTCCCGTTAAAAAAGGTCCGAATGTCGAAAGTGGCTTCCCATATAGTAGCACTTGTAAGATTCTCCATCTTTCCTGGTGTGAACCTATAAGGGCTATAATAAGGGATCTCAACTTCTAATGCTCCGTTAACCTGATTTGTGGTCACGGCTGCACCTCGAGTTGCTGGAAATGGATTTTCATGTAACGGTAAATTATTCGTTCCAGACTCCCACTGTGCGACAATTGTTCTTCTTGCTGCTGATTCATCAGCATAGGTATTCATACTTTGATAATCAGACCCATACCCAGGTTCTCCAGCACCCCACGGTGCTCGTTGAACCTCGATACGGTCTCCTCGACTCTGAAACCCACGCGGAATGAACTTATATCGGATACTCCCCCGATGTCCTGAAAACGCCATACGAACCCAATGCAACAGAACAGTATTCACATAATTATACTGTTCAACTGCTGCAGTAGTGTCAACTGCTCCGGAAACTGCTCCTCGTAAATAAGGAAAAGCCGGATAACGGGTTGATACAACAATAGGTATCGTATCTAATTTGGGAATAATATTCCACAAATTGTAACGTTTTAACATGGTTCTGAATGAAGTTATAGCTTCACCGAAAAACACTTTATTCAAATTTGGATCTTCCACAGGAGGTAAACCAACAATTGTTGTCATAGTCTGTTGTGGTGCATCCAATTCTTCAGTGTTTTGACTTTCCGGAACGATTTCACCATTTTGTGGATCCAAAATTTCTCCACTTTGTGGTTTCAGTACGAAATGTTGAAAATAATCGTCTGGCGCTGCAACTTCAAAATCGTCTCCCATTGATACGAAAACATTAATTTGAATGTCGTTCGTCACTGTACTATTTGGTGTAGTAAGTTCATTCACGACAATAACTCCAATAACGCCATTTCCTGTACCTTTGCTGGTATACCTAGATGTACTATACATCTCTGTAACACCATCTTGACCAGGTAATGCATGCTGGAGAAAATTTCTCTCTTGTCCATTTCCAATCTCAATTGTAAAATCTTGCTCTTCAGCAATATCTACAATTTTCAAATAATTGGTATTGTATTCAGAGAAACCCAAATATGTGTTATTCGCTATAAAATTAGGATCATAGACGAATTTAAGACGTCCCTTGTGAAAACTAGAGCAAACAATCTGAAACCTAAACTTCATGGATCCTTTCCAATGTGAAAATGGCAAAGCAGCCATTGCACAAGCTGGAAAATGATAAGAAGCTGGAGGTCCAGAATTCTCTGCCCAAGTACATGGGTCAAGTCTTGCATTCCATATTAAAGTATCAGGTGCTGTTCCAATATTCCATCCGAAAGTAGTCAAATATGATTCTCGTTTTGCTATCTCGCGAATATTCAAAGGATCAGCAGGTCCTATCCCCGCAATTCTGGGGTCTATCGACAACTCTTGTTTGTCATCAACTGTCAACTTTTGTGCATTGTCAGGCACATTAGTCAAAGCCAACGAACTAACTTGAGTTGGTCGAAACGGTTCGGGGGTTTTTGTAATTGGCGGACGACAATATCCAAAAATTTTTGCCATTGTAGCCACTGCATTTGAGCCAATCTCTGTCGCTGTTGCAAAAGGTCCTATATATGGAACACCTTGCAAATATGCAGCAAATTTAGCTACGCGAGTGGCAGGTCCACTAATCATTCCTTCCTTATTTGCCTCTTCAATCTCACCAGACTGAGGTTCTAAAGTATCTTGATCAACTGACGTCAACACGCTCATAGAAACATCCTCAGCCCATGCAAATACTGTAATGGTAACTACATCAGTAGCACCATTAGCATGTTGCAAATTATTAAAGGTTCGAAAGAACAAACGACCCATCTCACTCCATTGAGATTCAACTATCTCAAAGTAATTCTGGTAGTTGAACATAGGAAGTTTCATTTCACCTCCAGTAGAAGTGGTTGGGTTCAAAAATATATGAGGTTGTTGACTTGCTTGCACCAAATCCTGACGAACAAGTGCAGCATTTGTAGATAATGTATCATAAACCTCATAAGGAAGGTAACTCACTAGCATTCGGCCATATTGAAAACCATTGCCATTTAACACAACTTTTACTTTCAAATTTGCTTTCAAAAGTGAAAAATTGTTCAAACGATTGGCAACACGTGGATTGTCAAAATACAAACTCCACGGATCCAAATCGAAATTCAAATTAGCACTGGTAGACCACTCTTCCTCCGCGATTTTAATCGGTCGCGAAAAGAAATTAGCTAGTGAAGCGTCGTCAGCGTCTTGCATCGAACGCGTTGGGTCCATTTCAGACTCAACATCATACATGTAGGGGTCGTGCTGGTCGGAAAATTGCACGTTCTCATAAGTGGCTGTATTATCCACTTTAAAGATGTTATTATCCCCTGTTGTCCCACTCTGGGTTTCCAAAATAGTGTACAATAATCCATCTTCGCCTATACAGTTAAAACGACCAACATTTTTGGGAGGGATTTCCATTCCATCAAAATATGAAACGTGTTTGCCCAATTCCCATCTATGTCGATTCCACAACTTATCAAAACGATTAGGATTTATTTTATATTTCTTCAAATCAGTGAGGACTTCAAAAATGGTTGGGTACATCAAAGTACCCGAATTATTATTATTATTTACAATTTTAGTAAGCGGTATTTACAATCTCCAAGCATTGCTCAGTGCGAGGAGTGGCGTAGTTTACATTGAGATGGCCAATCTCTCTCCTAAATAGGAGTGTTCCAAAAGTGAAACACCAATATGTACAAAGCCTGAATTCTACACACAAAAATACACAAAAATTGTGTAGAATCCGGTATCCATATATACACACATGATTTTGCTTTACCGTAATACCCAGATCATTAACTGGGTGAGTAGACTCAAAGTGTCTACTCCAAACTTATAAATTCTTCCTCCTCTTCGAGCTCCTCGCCAAGATATTTGTGGCGCCAATAATTGACGCGTTTATCATAAGAAACTTCTAGAGCAGGACACAAGTGCTCAATTTCACAATCTTGTGCAACTTGACGAAGTTTTTCTCGCCTATCCTCAAACACATCACGACCATAATAAAACCAGTCATGCAAAGAACTTTCAATATTCTGAGCACTATGCATTTCGAGTGTAAGCTCTTTTGAAAGCAAATGCGCATGAAGACGTTTAAAAATAGAATCCTCAGAAAGTAATCCTACTTTTCGTCCCAAATCTTCATTGAATACGCAACTACGTTTCAAAAAGTCAACATCTTTCTCCGTCATATAATGTGTTGGTATCGACTCTTTATCTGGCATGGTGAATTTCATATCATGTTCTGACAACCACTCGGCATAAGTAATGTGCGTAAACTTATCACATTCTTGGCCAACAGTTCCAATGACATCATCTCCATATGTCAAGAAAGCACAATTTTCTTTGAAATCCCTTGCGGGATAAATGGTAAAGAAACAGCTTCTCAACAACAAAGAATTTACCAAAGAATTGATTATAACTGTCAAGTTCTGCCCCGAAGGGTTAGTACCAAACAATTG